CTATTCCGGCGTTATGGATACGCCGCCAGCACTGTAAGCATGGTTCCGGGGTCGGCAACTCTTTTCCGGTTTCTACGTCCATGCCCCATAAGTACAGGGTAGCTCCCTGCATTTCCCGGCGGCTGGCCGATATGATCGCATTCTCTTCAGCGTGCACAGATACGCATTTTTCCACCATCTGCCCGTGTGGTACTTGATGCAGACGGCGGTAACATTTTCCGGTATCACAACAGTTCCGTTCGCCTCGCGGTGCGCCGTTATAACCGGTGCTGACAATCTCGTCGTTGTTGACGATGGCAGCCCCGTAGATGCGCCGTAAGCACGTGGCACGCTGTGCTACGGCTTTAGCTATTCCCAAATAGTACGCGTCCTTAGACGGGCGTACATAGCCGTCGTTCATGGGGATAAACGTCGGGATTTCGTTGTATTGCGCACGTATAAATAGCGCCGCGTCGCACCTGCCTTCTAAATCCAGCTTCCGGGATATTGCTAATGCTGTTTCCTTGAACTTCTCATCGTTGTCTTCCACTTTATAGCGAATGAGAGCTAGTGTATCCCTAGCTGCCTCCTTCGTGGTGTAAATCACTTCCATTTTCCCGTCACTTCCTTTTCCACATGAAGAGTGGTGAACGATGCGTGCCGATGTGATGCGCGTCCAGGTCGCGGTTACTCTTCTTCGTTTCCCATGGATAGCGCTTCCTTTTCTTTTCGGCGTACAGCTGCTTTTCTTCATCGCTCATCTGATGGATTTTTACTTCTCCTGGTGCATACCAATTTTTCATGTTTACCACCTGTTCTTTCAACGTTATGCTTTAAGAAAGCCCCAGGCCAGCCATGTTCCGGGGCCGCCTGTCATTTATCCGCAGCAGTTGTATTCGCAATCATTGGGTCTGATTGCCCAGTCATCACTAAGCATGTCCGCCTGGCTTGCGAGCCAACCGACCTGCTCGCCTTGTGTACCCACAAAAACGATCGCCGCGCTTCCCATAGTCGTATGATTAGTGTTGACTGCGTATCCATCCGGGTTGACATAGCTGATTGCTGTCCCGAGTACGATGTACTGTTCTTTGCCGTTCCATCCGCGGCGATAGCACTTTCTACCTTTTTTCAAGTATTCCAGCATTTCGCCAAACGTCAATTTAGTTTCTGCTTTAGTTTCAAAAGGTTCATACGTTTTTCTGAAAATATCCGGTTTGCACGGGTATTGCTCGCCGTTGACTCCTGTAATGATATAATCTCCGATGCTGGCTTTCATGTCGCCTTCCAGCGTATGGATAATCATTTCTTTGTTGGCCCGGTAAGCTTCAATCACAACAGGTTTCTTTACGTATTTAGCCATTTTCCATCTCTCCTTTTTCGTCCATGCTTTTACTCATAGCTACTTTAACTGTTTCTATCGTGCATTAACTTCCATTATCGTCACCCCGACAATCTTTCTTGCTTTTTCCTGCATCTGTATACATTCTAAAATCCCCAGCTTACCATAATATTATTGTCGTTGAGTGCCACTTTATAGCCGTCTTCGTCGAGCTTTTGTGTCAATGCTTTGTCTACGCTGCTATCGCCCGTTAGAGCCAGCGTGACGTAGTTTTTGCCACTAAGGTACGCACGTTCAATGACTTCGTCTATGTGTTTCGTGCTAATGTCCGTTTTTCTCACTCCCTTCTTTCGGTTCTAGTAATTCCGGGTTTTCGTACGCGTTGCCAATGACTTTGATTCGTCCATCGTCGCAAATAAGCATCTCCAGGTCGAACGTGACGAACGGGTACTGTTCGTCTGCTATGCAACGCGCCAGCAATATCCCCATTTCGTTGTCTATGACAAAACGTTTCTTCATGTCTTTATGCGTGACTTCGACAATATCGGCTTCGTAGATCATCACGTCATCATGGCTGTCGTCGTAGTAAGTCGTCCATGGCATGAGAGTTACTTCGTCAAATCTTGCGGAGATGACTTCATCTTTCGCTCTTCCTTTGATTCGACGCTTCCGGAAGTCGATTTCCGATACGTGCATCATGACTTTCTTATCGTGGTGCCATGCCCGGTAGGTAATCCATTGCGGTTCCATGCTATTCGCCGTCCTCTCCTTCTCCAGTAATCAGATTGCCAGGGCATTCGTTAGGCCCCAGCCCGATACACCAATCCAAAATCGCACAAGCTTCGCAACCTTCGCGGTTGGTGCCTGCTCCTAGTCGCTGGCAGTACAGCCACAAATAATAGGTAGCGTCCAATGCGCGAAAGTCGTCGATGTCTTCATAGTTGACATCCTTGTTCAGCGTCCGTGCGGCGGTTGCATCTAAAAGGCGTGTTGACCGTTTCTTGCTTAATTTCACCTGTAGTAGGTCCATCGCTAAATCACGGGTAACTTGAAGGCGTCGGACGTTTTCTTCGCTGCCATCTTTCCCAGCCTGCGTAAAAGCGTTGGCGTACTGCTTGAGCAGTTCTTTGTAGATTCTTTCTGTTTCATCATTCATTGCTCATCAGCTCCTTATTAAGACAACGTAGACGGTCAATATATTACTCAGCTTCATGTTTATCCTTTCTTACCTTGGTTAATCGTTTTAGATTCCCTTCTACGAGCTTTTTCTTTAGCTTAGGGTGTAGTTTATAGAGCGGATGTTTTAAGTCCGTTATTTCGCTCACAGTGATTTCTACGCGCGGGTCTTCGGCGTCGATACCAGCTATCATCGAGCCACCCATTTCAGCAATGTAACCGTCGTCTTCGATGATGCCCGCACTTTCAAGTATATCTGCCGTTGCTTGGACCAGCCCGAAAAGATCGGGCCAGCCCTTGCGGTTCGGCATGTAATACTTCGCGGTCATCTTGACGGCGCAGTCAATCGGATGAATCGGCCTTCTTTGGAGTTTTAACTTCCATATAGCGTCTTTGGCATATTCTCTATAAGCTTTGCCTTGTATAAGACCGCAGCGCGTCTTTTGGAGCGAATTTTTCTTAGTCATTGGTCGTCCATGGATGACGAAACGGTAAGTCATTCCTTTTCTCCGAAAGTGCGGAGCAATAAGTCGATGAGGTGTTGTTCCTGGTTTTCGATGATTTCATCATCTTCTTCGTCGTCCATATCGTCCGGATCTTCTTCTGGGCATTCCGGGGCAATATCGATAATGTGTTCCGTCGTTACCTGGAACGGTTCGTTATTGAGTGCAGACTTTGCTACGATGAGCATCACGTCTGCCAGGTGTGTCCGCATCGTAATGTCTTTGTAGTTAAAGCCTTCTATAGTGATGGAGAATTTCTGGTCCGGGCTGCTGATACCCAGGATGGTTGCCAATGTAGCTTCGAGGTTGATTCTTTCTGCTTTAGTCATGTTTTTCATGCTCCTTTTCTTTAACTTCTTCATTAGTGATTAAAAAATCTAAATACTGCCGGGCCTTCATGAGGTCCTTTAGCGGCGTCCCTTTAGCCGGGTATCGGTACAGGTACTTGACGATATTGCCGATGTACATTGCATCAGCTCCCGTCGCCCCGCTGGTCATGATTTCAATGGCCTTCGTACATTCCGTACCGCGCCAGGTGTAGTGGTTCGGGTGCTGTATGTCATTCATCTGCATCATTCCTTTCTATAGCATTGCTTCAAAAATGCTTTCAAAAATCGGCACAGGTATTGAGTTACCAGCCTGCTTATACAGCGCTCGCCTGGAGCTGACTCCCGCGGCCGCTTCAAAATCTCCGTCGTTGTATCCTTGTAGCCTCCAACATTCTCTTTCCGTCAAGTATCTGTATTTGCCATTACCTATGGGAAGACAGCCGCTACCCGGCGCTCTGTCTGGTCGCTCCGTGATTGTATAGCAGTAATCTTTGATAATCGGCAAGCGGCGCACAGTCCCCGTTTTCCCGATTGCCCGTAACATACTGGGCGCCTTGACGGTATAAAAGTCGTCTACCGGGCCGTTTTCTAAATAGTTGGAAATGGGTTGCATAGGCTTTCGTTCAAGTGCATCAAAGTCAAAATCTTGGCCGCCCAACACCGATATGGTGAATATTCGCTGTCTGGCTTGCGGTAGGCCGAAGTCTCTAGCATCCAACATGCTAAAGTTGCTTGTGTAGCCCAGCTTTTTCAACTCGGTCATGTACCGCTCATGGTTATGCACCATGTAGCGGCTTCTTACATTTTTCACATTTTCCCAGATTATAATTCTCGGTCGCCACAATCCCATGTTTTTGACGATATTTAGCGTTTCCCACATGAGCGACGATCGAGTCCCGCTTCCGGGGTCCGCTCCCTTTTGACGGCCCGCGATGGAAAAGTCCTGGCAAGGGCTGCCGTGAATGAGAATATCCGGCTGTGAACGTACTCCCGCCTAGAGAGGCGGGAGCTTCCTGCTTCAACGAGAACAGCGCTACTGACTCCAAAGAGTTGCGGCGGCTTACACTCTCTCCACAGGCGTAGATTCCCGTGCGACCCACGGTA